AAAACTGCCTACCTTTTTTTATTTAAAACCTAAAAAATATATGTCTTGTGCAATAACTAAAGGAAGAAGTTTACCTTGCAAAAGTTCAGTAGGTGGTCTAAAAAATATTTACATTTTAGATTACTCTAGTACGATTGCAGCGTTAACTGATACTGCTGGAACTATAACATTACCAAGTGATGGTAGTGCTGAGTTCTTTAAATTTGAAATTAAAGGAAACTCTAGTATAGAAACTGCTGTAAACTCATCAAGAGAAAACGGAACAACTTTCTATGAAACAACTTTGAATGTTACATTAACAACTGTTGACGTAGCAACTCAAGAAGAAATTAAACTACTAAACAGAGGTCGTGCTCATTATGTAGTTGAAGATTATAACGGTAACTATTTCTTAATTGGTAAGGAACACGGTGCTGAAATTACTGGTGGTACTATCGTAAGTGGTGCAGCTATGGGAGATTTAAGTGGATTTACACTTGTAGCAACTGCTCAAGAAACTGCTCCACCATTCTTTGCAACTGCTCCAGATGAAAGTGCAACATCACCAATAGACCCTAACGCATAATAGTTAGAAGAATGTTTGATTGAATTAAGGCTACTCTTTATGGGTAGCTTTTTTTTTGCTACCTACACAAAAAACGAAATTACATTGATATATAAGTATGAAAGTATTAATACCATCAGATAGCACACAAACTTTTAAAATAATACCTAGAGTTTATTCTTTAAGTATTACACTAAAGTTAAGAGATGATAGTACAAACGAAGTAGCAACTATATTAACAACTGCTACAAAGGTTAGTAATTACCTACAGATAGAAGATACATTTAATTTAAAAGAAAACCGTTTTTACGATTTAAAGGTTTATACTGGTCAAGGTTCAGTTACAGACTTAGATATAATTTACAAGGATAAGATATTTTGTACATCTCAAGATATTGACCAAAACGATAATGCAAAGTATTCAGTTAATAAAGATGAATACGTAAGTAAGGGTGGTAATAACGATTACATAATAATATGAACGATTTAAGAGTAGTAAACCTATCGACTTATACAAGTCCAGTAATTAGCGAAAAGACTAATCAAGACTTTGTAAGTTACGGAGAGGATAACAATTATTTTCAGTATTTGATAGATAGGTATAATGGCAGTCCTACAAATAACGCTATTATAAACGGTGTTAGCGAAATGATTTATGGTAGAGGATTAGATGCTACTAATTCAAGTAAAAAGCCAGAGCAATATGCTCAAATGATTTCATTATTTCATAAGGATTGCGTAAGAAAGTTATGCTTTGATTTAAAGCTAATGGGTTCTTGTGCTATGCAAGTTATTTATTCTAAAGATAGAAGTAAGATAGCAAGGGTTGAGCATATGCCAGTAGAAACATTAAGAGCAGAAAAGTGTAACGACAAAGGCGAAATAGAAGCGTATTACTACCATCCAGATTGGTCAAAGCAAAAGAGAAACGATGTACTAACTAGAATACCAGTATTTAACACAAGTAAAGAAAGCATAGAAATTATTTATGTAAAGCCTTATCGAGCTGGTTACAAATACTACTCAAGTGTAGATTATCAAGGTGGCTTACAATACGCAGAGTTAGAAGAAGAGGTAAGCAACTACCATTTAAACAACATAATGAATGGTCTTGCGCCATCGATGTTAATTAACTTTAACAATGGTACACCAAACCAAGAAGAACGCCAAATGATAGAGAACCGTATCTATCAGAAGTTTAGTGGTTCAAGTAATGCTGGTAAGTTTATACTAGCTTTTAATGACAATGCAGAAAGTGCTGCAAGTATTGAGCCAGTACAATTAAGTGATGCACATAATCAATACCAATTTTTAAGCGAAGAAAGTAGCAAGAAAATAATGGTATCTCATAGAGTTGTAAGTCCAATGCTTTTAGGTATAAAAGACAATAGTGGTTTAGGTAACAATGCAGAAGAATTAAAGACTGCTAGTACGTTAATGGACAATATGGTTATAAGACCATTTCAAACGCTTTTAATAGATGCCTTTGACCAAATACTAGCATTTAACTCAATAAGCCTTAATTTATACTTTAAAACGCTTCAGCCTTTAGAATTTACAGACTTAGAAAACGTAGAAGATGAAGAAACTAAGGAAGAAGAAACTGGTGTAAAGTTAAATAAGCAATGTAATTGTATTGCTTTAAGTAAGGACTTAGAAAAAGCTATTGATAATGTTGCTGATGAATTGATAAAATATGCTGATGAAGATTTATCTGGATGGATAATAATTGACGAAAGCGATGTAGATTATGAAGATGAAGAGGAACTAGATACACAAATTAATAACTTAAACAATCCAAAAGAAAAATTATCTACAATACAAAAAATAGTCAATCTAGTATCAACTGGTACTGCAAATCCAAATGCTAAAAGCGAACAAGATAAAAAGATTGAAGATGATTATTATAAAGTAAGGTATCGTTATGTAGGTAGTAAATCACCAGAAAGAGCATTCTGTAAAAAAATGATGTCTGCTAATAAGTTATATCGTAAAGAAGATATTATAAGAATGGGTAACATACCAGTTAATAAAGGCTTTGGAATTGATGGTGCTGATACATATAGCATCTGGTTGTACAAAGGTTCTGTTAACTGTAAGCATAAATGGAGAAGAGTAACTTTTAAAAGTGAAACTAAGACAATTGACACTAAAAGTCCACTAGCACCTAAAGTATCTACAAATAAGGCTGAAAAAGAGGGGTACATAGTTAGAAATCCTAAAGAAGTTTCAATGATGCCTAATGATATGAAAGATGGAGGTGCATACCCAAAAAATTAAGAAAAAGATATGGCTACAGCATTATTTATAAAAAGAGAGGATATTGTAAGAAACAGTATTATAGATGGAAACGTAGATACTGACCGTTTTATACAGTTCATCAAGATTGCTCAACAGATACACATAAGAAACTACTTAGGTTCTAAACTGTACGATAGGATATCTACTGATATTATCAATGATACTTTAACTGGTGATTACTTAGAACTTGTTACAACTTATGTTCAGCCTACTTTGATACATTTTGCAATGATGGATTATCTTCCATTTGCTGCATATCAAGTTAAGAACGGTGGAATATTTAAGCATACTAGCGAGAACGCTCAGAACGTAGATAAGAATGAAGTAGATTACTTAGTAGCTAAACAACGAGAGTTTGCTAATTATTATGCAACTAGGTTAGTAGACTATTTATGTTTTAACGATAACTTATTTCCAGAGTATAACGAAAATGTTAACGAAGATGTTAATCCAGATACAGATACAACTTTTAACGGATGGGTGCTATAATGAAAAAAACGTATAAGCCAAAAAGTAAAAACGTTTACAAACTAAAAGAATACTTAAATAAGAAAGTAAAAAATGAATTACGGAAGCATATATAGTAGTACTTGGTGGGGTTTACCACAAGAGAATGGTTGGGGTGGAATATACTATGACCTTACAGTATGATAAGTAAGATAGTTACAAATAGAGTTAATCAAAAGCTAGTAGAAGAACAAGCTAAGTTTCCTACACACAAAAATAAGATGCTTTTAAATTGGAGGCATTACCATAGTAGTACATCTACTAGGACTTTGTACGATAACGGAATGACTACTGCTTTTCCTTATGCTTATGGAACAGTACCAGTACCTTTTGACGCTTATGTAAGTAGTGTTACTGTTACTGCAAACAAATATAGTAGCTATGGTACACCGACTGGTTCTAGTGCTACCTTATATATTTATAAGAATTATAATACTTTTGTAACGTCTAAGGTTATTACATATACACCTAGCGAGGGTATGTCGTTAACTTATGATTTAGGAACTGATGCACCGATAGATGCTGGGGAGAAGTTTATAGTAAGGTGGTATGCTAACGGAATATGGCGATATATGAATAGTACTATAATTATAACAGAACAATAATGAAAAAACCAAGTTTAGCATTAATACCTAGTGGTTACAGAGCTGGTAAAGTTTATAGTATTTTACCTAATGACGGTGTAGGAGATTTTACATTTTCAAGAGGTAGTAGCGCAACGAGAGTAAACAAAGATGGTTTAATAGAAACCGTATTAGATAACATACCAAGATTAGACTACTCAGATAACGGTTGTCCAAGTCTATTATTAGAGCCAAGTAGAACTAATTATGTACCTAATCAAAATGTTGCTTCTTATGCTCAAAACCAAGCAGACGTAACACTAAGTAATAATCCGTCACCAGATGGAACAATAAATTGTTTTAGAGTAGAGGGTACATCAAGTGGTTTAAGAGTTGGAGAAGCTACTTTTAATGTAGTTATCGGTAATACATATACGGGTTCAGTATACGTTAGAAAAGTTAGCGGAAGTGATATAGCGCAAATAGTGGATGTAGATTTCGCAGCACCTCAAAGTATAAATATAACTACTGAATGGCAAAGGTTCGATATAACAAAAACAGCAACACAGACAACGGGAAGAATATTTGTAAACGTTAATCAAGTAGGAGATGTTATAGAGGTATTTGGATTTCAAATAGAAGAAGGTTCTTATGCATCAAGTTATATTCCTACTATTGGTATTATATCTACAAGAAATAATGATTTATGTATAAGCGGAGGTAATAATTCTTTATTTAACGTTAATAAATTAAGCTTATTTGTTGATGTTACTAATTTTTCTGATACTGATTTTTCATACATAACATTAACAGATGGACAAAGCAGTCCTATTAATATGATTCGTTTGGCATATACAGAAGACCAAATACAGATTAGAGGTTTTGATGACGGTTCACGTGTGTTAAATTACAATATTACTTCTGTTGTTCCTAACCAAAAAAACAAAGTATTATTAACTTTTGATAACAGTGAAGCTAAAATTTATTTTAATGGGGTTTTTTTGACAACAGAACCAACAGTTACAATACCATTAGGATTAGATAGTTTGACCTTTACAAATAGGACAGAAAATGGTAGTTTTTTTAAAGGCAAAGTACACGACGTTAGGTTTTACGATACAGTATTAACAGAAGCTGAAGCAATAGAATTAACAACATTATGATAATAGGCAAATACGAGTTTAACAACGAAGAACAAGCCAACAAAAAGATAAAGGCTTTAGGAGTAGAAACTAACGAAGAGGGTGTAGAATACCCTACACACGGACACGCAATAGTAACACTAGGTCACGTAGTTATAGAAGAGGGTACTTACGATGAAGAGGGCGAAGTAATTACAGAACCAGTATTAAGCGACAAGTTTCACGTAGACGTAATGTGGCAAGGCTTAGATGCACATCCTTACGGCTGGTCTAGTTACGCAGTTACACCTAGTGATGAGGGATTACATACTTTTTTAGGAATAGATTATCAAGAATATAAATTATGATTAAAGGATTAAGATACTTAGCGAACAAATTAGAACAATTAAAGACGTATATCATTTTAAAGTGGAATAGGTTTTTAGAGAAAATAAAAATGTAATGGAAATGCAAGATATAAAATTAGCGATAATAAACTTTTTTACGTTTACAATATCATTTAGTAATGTAGAGCAATGGCTTAAACTAACGCTATTGATTATATCGATTGTATATACGGTTCAGAAAATAATACTAATGAATAAGAAAAAGGATGAGTAGATACTTTAAAGAAATAGAAGATGGTAATATGGATGCTAACTTTTTACACAAGTTAGATAAAGCACGAGACTTAGCTGGGATGCCATTTATTATTAATTCAGCTTATAGAAGTCCAGAACATAATGCTAAGATAGGTGGAAGACCAAACTCAAGCCATTTGAAAGGTTTAGCAGTAGATATAAGCGTGAAAGATAGCAGAACAAGGTTTATAATTGTAGATGCTTTGATTAAAGTAGGATTTAATCGTATTGGTATTGCTAAAAGTTTTATTCACGTTGACCTAGATATAGATAAAAGTAACAAAGTAATTTGGACTTATTAAATGGATTACGAAGTAGACATAGACGATTTAATGCTCTTAGAAGATGCTAGTGACTTTAAGAAGTATTTATACTCACTACACGAAGAAATAGATATCTACGATACAACAGACCTTTACGAGTTTTTTTATGAGTTAGGATGGCAAGACCATTGCAAAGTATGTATAGAGTTCAAGCAGTACATAAATGAGTAAAGACAAAAAAACATACAAAGAAAGAAACGGTACTACTAGAGTAGGCGATTTTCTAAGAAGTATAAACTTTAGCAAAGCCGCTGATGTCGTTATGGATATTGTAGGAGGCGATTTTAAAGGTGCTTTAGAAACTATAAAAGGAAGTGATGAATTAACACCAGCACAAATAGACTTTGCGTTAAAAGAGTTAGAGTTTGATAAACAAGAGATGCAAGAAGTGACTAAACGCTGGGAAAGTGATATGCTTAGTGATAGTTGGCTTAGTAAAAATATAAGACCTTTAACGTTAGCTTTTTTAACTGCTACACTATTTATCTACATAATATTAGATAGTGCCTTAGATGGCTTTAAAATAGACGATGCGTGGATAGATTTACTTTCTTCTTTATTGCTTTTAGTTTACGGTGGTTACTTTGGTGCTAGAACCGTTGAAAAGGTAGTTAAAAGCAGAAAATAATAATTTTACTTTTTTTTTAAAAATAAAATATATAACTTTGAATTTTTTATTATTAGTATAAGTTGTTAAACAACAAAAAATAATAAATAAAATATTATAAAAATATTATAAAAATATTATAAAAATAAAAGATAAGATATCTGAACCTTATTCAATGGCTAAAAAAACACAACGTAAGAAACTTGTAGAAAAGTTAGATAAGGTGTTTAGCGTTTATATAAGGCTTAGGGAAGCCAAAAACGAAATAGCAGAGTGTTTTACTTGTGGTAAACAAGACCACTATAAGAAACTACAAAACGGTCACTTTCAGAGTAGGAAGCATTACAGTACTAGATGGGATGATATTAACTGCCAAGTTCAGTGTGCTGGTTGCAATGTATTCAGATATGGTGAGCAGTATAAATTTTCAGTTAATTTAGATTTAAAGTATGGTAAGGGAACTGCTGAAGCTATGCA